GGTTATTCGTTTTACCTTGGGATCGTTCATTTCTCCAAGATACTCCCATTTTATATCACCTTTTCCCAATCTGTCAATAATTGCATTTTCTATGTCTAGCGGTAATTCGATGCAGTTTATAATGAAATCTGCATGCATTTGATATGCTGATATGAGGACTCTAAATTTTTTGGGGTGCATTTTTCCTTTCTATTCTTTAATTGAGGCGAGATTGTGTCTCGCCTCAAAAATTTGTGTATTACGCACCTGGTGATGCAAAAATACCTCTAGGGTCAGATACGCCAAATACGTATCTTTCTCTAGCTTTGTATCTTACATTGCCAGTATCGAAGTCGCCTTCCATTTTAGTAGTCAATGGAGCTCTGTCGAAATGTTTCATACCATTAGGCACATCTGTGATTAGATAGAACGAATCAGTATCTGTTAGGTAGTGGTTTACTGAATATCCTCCAGGAACCATTCCCATAGATGCGATTGCGTTGATATCATTATCAGCAGTACCAACTCTACCAGCAGACTTCATAAGTCTTTCAGCTGTGAATTGTAGTGCAGATGGAATGATCATGCTAGTCGCTTTTGCAGCAATCTTTAAACCTCTTTCATCAGTAAGCGCTGCAATGTCAATCATTGCTTGCTCTAATGAAGTTTCGTTTAAGTCAGCTGCAGTAGCCAATGTATTACTGAAAGTTCCAGCAATAGTTGGGTGCGCTGTGCTAAAGAGTGTTACACCATCACCTGAATTGAAACTTCCTCCAGGTAAACCATTGTTTAATGGTGACGCCGCTTTAACTTGTTTAGTCTGAGCCATAGATCTTGCTAAAGCTTTTGTGTATCTAGAAGCAAGTCTGTCATACAGGTTGTCCTCAATAGCTTCCTCAGTGATAGCAAAAGCGAGAGCAATTGTCTCGTTAGTGTATCTTGCTGTGAAAGTCTCTTGAGCTTTGTCGTACACAACGCCAGAACCTTCTGGTTTGACTTGTGCTTGAGCAAAACCTGATAACATTACTTCTTCTTCAAAAGCTCTGTCAGATGTCTCAGTTGCGTATATAGCAGTGTGTTCCTGCTCATACTGTTTGTATTCCAGGCCGAATAGTGCATTCAAACCCGGCTCTAGTTCTTTAACTAGTTGATTACGTGATATAGCCATAATTTAATTACTCCTATTATACCCCCGTCGTATCTAAGAAGAACGATTGGTTAAGAATAACTCTCCAAACGACGTTAGCCGCTGTTAAGTCATTATTTTCCGGATCTCTTGATACTCCGATTATTTTAACTTGTTGATCAGCATTGTTGTTAAGAGTCGAATCATCGAGAGTCGCTCTTGATATGTAGTTTGGTGTAGCACCTGCCACATATGCAATGTCTGCTGTGTTACCAACATCTGTCTGTGCCGAAGCTCCAGTGTTATTACTTCTGATCTCATACTGTTGAATCGGACTGTCGTTTACTAATGCAACGATGTCTGTAGCAGTATTTGATCCTTGTAAGTAGTTCTGAAACGTTGGCTTTGATGTAGTAGCGTCAGTATAAAAAACACCGTTTAGTGAACCGATAATATCTTCTGTACCAGCTATACCAACTATTGCAAATCCCGTCGCTGCTTGACAAACCAAATCTTGGTTGTAAATAGCGTCAGAGGATGCTGCAACAGGGTATTCACCTAAACCCATGTTTTCATAACCATTGCCATACATCTTGATTGGTTTCATTCCGAAACCAGTTGATGAACTATTAGCCATAGTTTTTTCTCCTTAATGTACCTGCCCTTGCGGGCCTCCAGTACGGTTTATTTATTCGCTGGTTGAAATTGTTAAAAAATTAACTTTTCTTGCCACCGAAGGTTACACGAGAATCCCTATCGATATCGATTGGCATTCCCTTACGCTGTTCCTTCATTAGATCGTTGTCGATTGCTGTCATTTGATCCTGCGCTTGATTCATATAATAATCAGTACGCTGTCTCGCGATCTCTTCCGGTACCCTTGTCAGCACAAGGCCTCCGTGCCCGATAATCCCTGCGTATTTGCCGTCTGGTACTACTGGAAAGTCTTCGTTTGGATATTCATCTGCTCTAACAAGTTCATAGCCAGATCGTAATCTACCTTGAACATTTTTAGTGTCGACGAATCCTAGGATTTCTATCCTGACCCATCTGTGTCTGTAGCCGTTTGGCGCGTTGGGCGTATCTAAGTACGATGGTGGAGACCAAACTTTCGGTTGTACTTTTGGTGCAACCGTTTTTGCTTGTGTTTCTACTTTTGTAGAATCACTTTTTTTAGTTTGACTCGCACGAGTTGGTCTTTGTTTTTCCATATGCCTATACCTCCTTCGTGTTCATAAGTTGTTTCGCATATTCTTCTAATGGCACACCTAATTTTTTAGCAATTGCTACTTGGGAAGATGTGAGTTTCACCGATTTGCGACCAGTCTTTGGACTACGCGTTGCAGAGGCAACGTTTTGTGTAGGTTTACTAGTCTGTTGTTCCACAGGTTTATCAAATTTGTGCGGAAATTCAAGTCTTATTCTTTTATCAATTTCAGCATAATAGTCATCAGATTTAGGATCCATTCCTTCCTCTTCTGTCAGTTTCCTGTGTAAATCAAATGCAGTATAAGTCATGGCTGAATCTGTTCCAAACCATGAATTGTTTTCTGCCCATGATTCCGCTTTTGGATCTGGCGGAGATGGTTGTTTCGGTCTGTTATCAACTTGAGGTTTTTCTTTAGCTGCTTTATCTTGTAACTCGTGTTGAGTTTTTAATTCAGCTAGTTTACCTTGTTCATAACCTAATTGAGAGATAGCAGTTAAAGCTTCTGTTTCAGCTGCTGGGTCTTCTGCCTGTCTTGCAGCTGTAAGTTTAGCTTGCGCTGCAGCCAATTGGCCAGATATTCTATTCTCCATTTCTGTAGCATAGTTTTTATCTAACGAAGTAGCTTGGGTTTTAAAATCGTCTCTCTCTCGTTTTAATGAGCTTGCATAACGTAAAGCTTCTTCTCTTTGTCTTTCAGCCTCACGCATTTTTTTAGTTAGTTTAGCTATTCTTTTTTTAACTCCTTCAGAATATTCTTCAATGTCTTGAGAGTTATCTTTTTGTTGATCACCTTCAGCCTTGTCAGCTTTCTGTGTAACCTCACCGCCCTCGTTCTTTTCATCTCGAACAGGTAACTGCTCACTAGATTCCTTAGATGTATCAACGGCGATATTATTGTCTTCATTACTTTCATATGTTTTGTCCTCTTCTCTTTGTTTTTCTTCTGGCAGTTTAACATCTACTTCTGGACCGGAAGTATCGATATCAACTGTTTTGTTTTCGTCTGGCATAGTTTTTCTCCTCTATGATTAAAATTCGTGGAATATATCTTCAGGGTTTTCCACGGTCGCTAAAACTTCATCATCATTGAGAAGTCTTATCTCACCCCCATCTATTCTTATTCGTGATCCAGCATATCTTGCAAAGATAATCCAATCACCTTTTTTACACCAAGGTCCTTCTGGATATCTTTCCTTGTCGTAACAATGTGGACCCATTTTTAAAATTAAACCACAAGTCGATGCTACTTGTGATCGTTCTACTGTTTCATCTGCTAATAATAAACCGCCTTTAGTTTTTTCTTTTTGTTTAAAAGGTAAAACTAAAATTCTCCAACCTGTTGGTTCCGGCAATTTTGATGATTCATCTATTTCTTTTTTGACGCCTACTAATTCTTTATTTGGTAGAATTACCTTTGAGGCTGACGACTGTTGTTCCTTCATTTTCTTTTTGCTCCTTTTTATTTAGCAGGGTGGATATTTCCTGATTTAAATACTGATACGTTCGTACCTGTCCTAACATATACTGGTATTTTTCCATGTTGTCAACGGCACCAGAAACCATTGCAGCCACGATATCATCGTGTCTCATCTTAACTATTTTTTGAATCTTACTTACAAAACTTAAATCATCCATCTATAAACTCCTTTAATATTATTAGTTTTTCTTCGGCGTTAGCTATTTTTTCAATTAACTTATCGCACTCTTCAACATGCTGAGGATGCTCTCCAATACCGACTGAGTTTTGAAAATATATTTTTAATGTAGCATCCGCTTCAGAAATCTGTGCGTTGTACCTATCTTCTAATGCTTTGAGTATTACTGATTTTAACATTTCCACCTTCTACGTGCCTGTCGAAGTCTCGAATTTGGATTGGCCGCAGCTTTGGGAAATTTTTTCATTTGTCCTGCACTTCTTGCGCAGTAAGATTTTCGCCTTTTAGCGGCAGCGGACCCCTTCTTAACTTTACCGGTCACAGCTGTTTTGAGTTTTGAACCGGGATTTTTTCTTCTATAGGCAGCGACACCGGCTCGTGTCATGCCTGCTCCAGACTTTGTAGATCTAAAGTTTTTTTTATTTCTTGCTGGCATGTTGTCTTGTTTTCTCAAACTAGACCTCCCATGCTCATTTTTTTTCTTTTTGTAAATGTTGAAACGTTAGTGGGTTTACCCCCTGGATTCCCCGCAGCTCTCTTTCGTTTGACAGCACTCGCCTTTTGCGAGCTTGTCATCCGTGTGGCTTTTGCAAGTGGGACGCATTTTGGATATTTTCTCTTTGAGCCTTTTGACCTCCCGCATGGTTGATACTTTCCATTCTTCTTCGGAGCCCCAATGTCGACCCATTTTTGATCTACCCATTTTTTTAAATCTCCCATTAGACTACTCTAGTTATTTTTTCTCTACCCTTCATAATCTTACCACATCCTTTTGCAACGAACCCACCATTTCTTGCATTGGCTCTTACTTTACCTTTACAAACTTTTGATGCATACATATTAGCGTAGGCGCTTGGGTACACCTTAAATTTACGCTTCGCTGCGGCTTTACCTTTAGGACATAGTTTAGCCATTATCTTTTTCTCGCTCTTCCACCTTTTTTAGCAACCATTCTTTTTGGATTGTATCCAAATTTTTTTGCTAACTCGGGTTTCTTTTTTGCTAGCTTAGCTAGGCCAGGATTTTTACTTTTACTTATTGGTTTTCCCATTACTTTTTCCTTTTTATTCCAGCTTCAGAAAGAGCAATTGCAACTGCTTGCTTTCTGTTTTTGACTTTTTTGTTAGAGCCGCCACTTGTAAGTTTGCCTTTTTTAAACTCACGCATTACTTTTCTAACTTTTTTCTGACCCTTCACTACCTATTAATCTTTCCAGATTTTTTAGCTTTAGATCCGAATTTACCATAAGACTCATCTCTAGAAGCTTTTAATTGCTTCTTAGTTCTTTTCTTCTTGATTCTCATAGCGATAGACTCATCTTTTCTATCTTTGTAACCCTGTTTTTTCTTTTTAACAGAACCACCTTTTTTATACATCGCTCCACCTTTCATACCCATATCGTCTTTGTAGTATCCTGAAGCCATATCTTTTCTAGCTGTTGACATACCACCGCCCATAAGAGCTTTTCTAGGTTGTGTAGTTTGTGTATTGTATCTTCGATTTGCCATTATTTTTTCCTCCTTCTAACTGCTGTTTTTTTACCCTTTACTATTCTGCCACCTTTTTTTGCCATAACACCAAAACCAAAATCTTGTGCTTGATCGTACTCCATTATTGGGTCTGCTGCTTTAACAGGTGCACCACTTCTAATAGCTCTAAGCATATCGTTTCTTTTTCTATCGTTTGATAAATTTCTTTGTGTTCTTGCGTAGTTGGCTCTTTTGTTTTGACCTGTAAATCCACCTGAATCACCACTGCCCCTCATTCTACCTAAAACTTGAGAGTCTTTAATTGTCTTTGGAGTTGAAACTACGTTTGGAGTAGTTACAATTGATTCTTTAAACTCTATATCATCAACAGTTGGTCTTAGACCACTTCCTCTTCCACTATCGACACTGATGTTTGACATTTCAGTTCCTTTACCTCTATTAGCTAATGCTAAACCAGTTCCAAGTAACGCTAACGCACTTAAAATTTTTTTATTTCTTTTTCTAGATTTTTTGCTCATTATTTTTTACCATTCCTAAATATTTGTGTTCCCTTTATACCAAAAATACTACCAACTACAAGGATCCAAAGTGAAGTGAACCATGTCGGCAACGCTGCGAAATGCTCAAAAAAGATTTTAATCTTATCAAGAGCCACCGGATCATTGCTGAAGACCCCGTATGCGAGCACCAAAATTGGGGCGCTTAATATTACAAGAACGAACTCGTCCTTGTAATCGTTTTGACGTGCTTCTAACAATTTTCCTTGGTAAGCTTCCTCACCTCGGGCCTGACGCTCTGCGTGCAACAATTGTGCATCCGACATAGCGACTTTCGCCTTCTGCTTATTAGCATAAATCTTACTTCCAGCAGAGACGGCTAATTTAATTGCCGATAACCACATGATTTAGTACCAAGTAGCCTTTACAGGTTTTTTTTCAGGTCTAATTCTTCTAGTACCTTTAACATCCACAGTTTGTGACTCAGTTGGGTTAGTAGTTTCGATAACTATGCCGCCTTTTTGCATACCATCTTTGTCTGCACCCAATTCTGGAGTAACTTTTGGATCTTTTCTATTTTTATTTGTCATAGTTTCTCCTTATATTATCTTTTCGGACCTTTCAAGATACGAACGTCGGTTTGTTTCATCAAATCGTTCATCATTTTAGCATCAATACCCATTTGTGTCTTAGTTAATGACGTATCTGCTCTTAATTCAGCCAATTCTTCGTTCTGTTCAAGTTTTTCATCGAACTGTTGTTGTCCCATTAGCTGTTTTGAACGATCTAAATCAATTTTTTCTTGATCTTGTTCACGTTTTGAGGAATCATTCATGGCTCTAAGGTCTAGTTCTCTTGCTTTTAGCTGTGCAACAGGATCATTTCCGAATGCACCCATGATTTGGTTCTCTTCTTCCTTAAACTCTTGTGTCATTTCTGCAATTAATTTTGCTTTTCTAGCTTCTAACGCTAAAGTTAACTGCAAAGTTTGTGATTGAACTTGTGGATCTTGTTGCAACATTGGATTTTGTTGAACTGCCATTTGTAATTGTTGCAATTGTTGAATCTCTTCTCTGAACTCTACCTCTAACTGCTCTTGTGCCATTAAAGAAATGTGTTCAAAGATATTTTTTTCTAGTGCTGCTTTAATTGGTGGACTGTTTCTAGCTGTGTTAGTAGCCATAAAATTTAAATGAGTAGTTATGTGTGCTCTATGATCTTGTCCTTTAAAAGCTTGAAAAGGTTTTCCTGACATAGACAAAATATTTTCTGTAGCTGGGTCCATCGGCATAGGTGGTTGAGGTGGCGGTAAAATTTTTTGAATATCTTTTACACCAATCGCTTTATACATATCTCTAAATGCTTCGTACATGTTGTGCATCTGTGGATTAGACATAGCTATTTGTAATTCTGTTTGTGCTAAACTTATTCTTTGTGATTGTGAAAATATATTTGGATCTGCAACTGGTATAATATCAATCTTGTCATCGAAGTCTGTCATCTTAACATTTTTTTCTGCACCTACAACGTCGTAGGGATACTCACCTGGAAGATAACTTTTAAACACTGAAGCTAGAAGTGCAAACTCTTGCTTCATCGCCACATA